CATTTACCGCAGATGAAAAACTACCCTTTTTCAAAGCTGCTTCACGCAATCGAGCGAGCTCTGCGACGTGTCCCTCGTAAGTAACTTCATGCTTTCTAAGTCTCTCTTCTCTTAACTCACCTATGTATTTAACTACAAGTGGAGACAACCTGGGATTGCATAGTTCTGATCCTTCCTGTCTAGCACGTTTAGCGCTGTAACCTGCCTTGACTGCAGCCTCTGTTTGTGTAAGTGGACCGGTCTCATCTCCGAATACTAAAAACTCTGCAAATCTCATTTGCATTTCTGTTAATCTTTTTGGTAAACCCATGATTGACAATTTAAGGTAACTATCCTATATTGTCAATCATGAAAGTGTATAAGAGTCCGGCTCAAATTCAAAGAGGCTATAATGATTTGGAAGAGACTATAGAAAGACAACAAAAGCAAATAGAGTTTTTACAGAAGAAATGCAGAGAAGCAGGTGAAAGAATTAAAGACTTAGAAGAAATTAATAGCAAACATCAAAGCTTGGTAGGTAAACTTATGGAGAATAAATAATGTATATAAAACATTTACAAGAATATTTAGATAATTTTACTAATGGTAAAAAAGGTAATGCTATCTCTAATGCTACCATCTACATGCAGGTGGGGAATCATTTAGAAAAAATTGGAAGAATTGAAGTGCAAGAAGCAAATATTATTGGACAAGATTCTATTCGTGTTGTATTGAAACCAACAAGAGAAGAATTAATTATTGCCCCTACTCCCATCGATTAGACAGCACTAGTTACCTTGAAACCTGAGAGAAAATTTTATGAAAAAATTAAGAAATCTATTCCGCATATTTCGTGGATTAGACTGGAGAATCATAGCTTACTTGGCACTCCTGATCTATTGGCCTGCAATACTTCTGGCCACTTTTTCACAGTAGAACTCAAAGTTACGAAGGGTAACAAGGTACGTCTTTCACCACACCAAATTAGCTTTCACGTGAAGCATCCTACCAACACGTTTATCATGGTCAAGCACCTTGGTTCAGGGACCGTGAAACTTTTCCGTGGTTCTCAGATCTTGGAGCTTGAAGCTTGTGGCTTGGAGCTTGAAGCTTGCTGCTTGGGGCTTGAGGCTTGTGGCTCTTTCTTCTCTAAGCTTGGAGCTTGAGGCTTGTTGCTTGTAGCTTGCAGCTTGGGGCCCGGACCAGTCGAACGCTCTACCTGACCGTCGCCAGGACTTAAGCTAATTGACTGATCCAGTTTATTACGCAGCTTACGTAATTCTTTATAATATTTTGGGTGTCTAAATTCCATTAGTGAATCCCATATGATACATTTTTAATTTCTTTATTCCAGCAGTTTCTGCAGTCTCTGCATTCGTTGTCTTGCTTCGGAGCTGGACACGTCGCGCCGGCCTTCACCACGGTTGAATAGTTGTTAAAGCCGCCCGCTGGTGCCTGGTCCACCATCGGCATGGAAAATCTTATTGTTAAGTTATCCGGTGCTCGGTGTTCGTGCTTCTGTATCCACGCTTCACGCGTTGGCATCCAGTGCTTGCGGTCCGGGGTTAACCTGCAGACTTCGTAAATTTTGTTTAGGTGATCAAGATCTTGGACATCTCCTGAGTCGTGCCATCTAAAAACATCTGCTTTTTTACTGTTGATCAGGTGAGCCATAGCCTGGACCCAGAGTGGGTGCCTGATAGCTGCCAGCCGGCGGTATTGAGCGTCCTGGACCACCTTGAAGACGTAACAACCTTTTAAGGCGTAACAGTCATAGCAGGTCGACCCTGGCACCTTCCGGAGCTTGGACCCAGTTTTACATTCTTTGGCCGGCAGGCCTATTGACCATCCAGGCATTTTTGAAGGCTTGCTTAGGCTGCCTCCGATAATTTTTAAAGCTTCATCTGTTTTCATAATTTCTTTCTCCTTGAATATCCTATAACACAGCCTGGACCTGTTGTCAAGCTTGAAGCTTGCAGCTTGTGGCCTCCGGAGCTTGGGGCTTGGGGCTTCAGGCTTTCGAAGAATTTCCGGCAGCTGGCCAGATATGACGCTGGCAGCTGCGCGTGATCCGAAAGGAAATAGTGAGTCAGGTCGTTGTTTTTAATTCTCTTCATAATATCTTTCTATAGACCAGCCAACGCCAGACTGTCTGTGTTCTAGCGGCGGCGGCGCGTTGACTGATCCCAGGTCACTGCCCCTCTTCGTTCCGGTAAAGGACCGATGGTTTAGGCTAGCCGAGTGCATTTAAGCAATGACCAGGGATCAGTTGTTGTCCTGTGCAGGTGTCCGTAGGCGGTTTTGCTAACGGGTTTGGACTAGTCGCGCCTTCACCTGTACTATAGCCGTTAAAATCCGGCAGTTACAACATCTGATCCCAGGTCATAAGTTGCAGTACTTTAGATTGCCTACACGTGTATCTTATGACCAGGGATCAGTAGCAAATTATCGGATATCTCTTTAATGACATATTTGCTAAAAATCCTAAATACAATATAATCCTTGACTATCCTATTGTCAAGTGCTAAAACAAATTAAATGCAAATAAAAATAAATAAACATACAGGAGAAAAAATGACTAGAATAAGACTAAATCAAGAGTATCGTAATAAGATTGCAAATCGTATGCGAGTGCACCTTGAACAAGAGGACACACAGGAAAAACAAAAGTATGACACTTTGAAAGCAGAACAAGTTGACTTAAATGACAATGCGTGGAGTGTTGCTGAAAAAATAGTTAGAAGACATTATACTGAAGATGATGTCGAGAAAGCATATTATCTTCAAAATAAATTTGAGAATGTAAATACAGTTGCTAAAGATAGTTGCTTTCATTTTCATTACATGGGTGAGAAAGAGGAAAGAGATTACGACAACAATGTCAAAATGGTTCCAAGTACCATTGAGAAACATTTTGATTTTAAATTAAATGGTAGTTTCAATGAAGAAAACAATTACTCTTCTGCAAGAGATAATGAATATGGTTATGCTTTATTTCGTGATGAACTAAAAGCACAGGAAGATTGCAACCCAGATATTTTGATTGAACAAGAGGGCAAAGACAATAACCCACACTTAACAAAATATACTGACAATAATAATAAGTATCTTGGTAATGAAGATAGTAGTTATGGCAAACAATGGAATGAGAAATATCAGTTAGATTTAATTGGTAGAGATTATTGTAGAGATCGTTCTATTGCCTGTACTGAAAAAGAATTTAACTTTTTAATTTCTTGGAAACAGGCAAAAGGTCAATTTGTTATTGCACACTCAAAATGGATAAAATCTATTTTAGATCAGATGAAAGAAATTAAAGTCGGTCTAAAAGGTTATAAATATTTAGATGAAGCATTAGAACTTTGTACTGAACTTGGTCTTAATATTACTGACGCAGAAATAATTAGAACTAATAGTACAGGGCTAGTTATCTATAATCCTAAAAATCTTGCTGAAAGAATTAAAGGCATGAAAAATAAAAACTCTAGTAGAGAAGATAAGATTAAAGCTAGACTATTGTATGAAACACAACAGAAAGAAAATAGTCTAAATTAGACTATTGACAAATTAGGGAGTTTCCTATAAACTCCCTAATCAGAAAGAGAGAAATACATATGACTAAAACATTTTACATAACTTACTGGGCTTCTAAACATAAGAAGCACATAACAAGACAGGGCAAACATGATGATAAATCTAGATATGGAGTTGCAAAAAATGGAACTGCATATTATGTTTATTATGATTTAGACGCACATGGATATCGTACTGCAAGTGGCAGTTGGAAAGTGAGGCACTAATGAGTTTTAATTGGTGTCATGGTCCGAACTGCCATGAGAAAGAAATACAATCAAGAGTGAGAGGCAGTAAAGGAAACAAAGTATTAAGAACAATGAAAGTAAAATACACACCACCACCAGAGCCAGGAACTAGTAGGCATTATTGGTTTAGACATTGGTGTAATTATTTTTGTAATCAAAATTGTTTAATGGAATTTGTAGAGAAACATATTCAAGGTATGATTGCAATAGCACCTAGGAAACAGGCGCTCGAAACACCAATCAAGGACCCTGTCAAAGATACCGAAAGGCGTTGGAATCAATGGACCATTGAAAGAAGAGTTTGACAATGATTGACTTATCCTATATTATCCAAGATATGACAGACAATAAAGACTATACAAGACGAAACAGATTCAATGGTGAGACTGTTGAATTAACTAAAGAGGAATGCAAAAAGCATGATGATATATTTTATTATGAAGCTCTTGCAACATTAGAAGACGAAAAAATAGGTACAGGCGGTTCTAAACTATGGGATAAGGTACGAGCCAATCTTAATTGGTTTAGACAACACAATGCCAAAGCTTATATGGTCTTACTAGACTAACTCTCTTACCCCTGGCGCTAACGCGCCAGGGGTCCCGAACCAATCCCAAACATCGCTAATCGCTTCGACCCATCCCCCCTTTTTATACAAAAGGGGTCCCACTACTCTAGGTTGTATAGCTTGATTTAGACAGCTTTAGCTGGTAAAAACATGTTGAACA